GGGGCCTATAACAGCGGTGCTTACATCGGCATGGGTCTCGCTAACGGTATGGCAAGCCAGGTCGGCCATGTAAGGGCAGTGGCGGCACAGCTTGCGGCGGCTGCAGAAGCGGCGATCCGGGCAAAAGCGCAGATTCACAGTCCCGCGCGAGTGACGGACAAGCTGGGCAACTATTTCGGTATTGGCTGGATCAACGGCATTATGGATCATGTTCAGGAAGCAAAGCAGGCAGCCATGGAGCTGATACAGATTCCGGAGCTTACACCTGCACCGGAAATCGGAATGAGCCTTCGGACTGGATCTGAAGATCTGAATGACAGCTATCAGTATAGCAGTAATGGAAAATATACCATCTATGTACCGGTTAATCTGGACGGAAGAGAAATCGGAAAGGCGACTGCAACGTATACACGTGAAGAAATTGAGAAACAGGAGACTAGGGAGAACCGAAAGAAAGGCAGGAGAATGAATGTATAACTTTGTAGATACAACAGAGCGATACCCAGGGCAGAACCTGCCTTCGGAGGCTCTCATGTTTAATGGAAGTTATCTTGAGAACGTAATTCCCGGCTATCGGACACTTTATGTGTCCGGCCGGGAAATTTTGGGTACGGAGATTACAGATCTGGAAACAGGCGTGTCTGACGGTACAAAGTATCGACGAAAGCGTTATCAGCCAAGGACTATTGTGGTGGGATATCAGCTGGTAGCCGAAGATAATGCAGCTTTTCGCAGTGCTTACAACAAACTGAATGCTCTTCTGGATGCAGAACAGGCAACCCTTATTTTTGCAGATGAACCGGACAAATATTATATCGGAACAAAGCAGGGAACGAGTGAAGTGCCGGCGGGAAGAAATGCGATCACTGCGGAGCTGGAATTTTACTGCGCGGATCCATTCAAGTATTCGGTGGAAGAATTTACGGTGAATCCGACTGCGGATGACGGAAAAACGTTCATTGTGTCGTACAACGGCACTTATCGGGCCTTTCCAAAGCTTCAGGCAGTAATGCACAGTGAAAATGGAGTAGTAGGTTTTGTAAATGACTCCAAGAAAATTCTTCAGTTCGGTGATCCGGATGAGTTGAACGGAGAAACATACAAAAAAAGCGAACTGATAACAAGCTATGCTGACCAATATGTCTGGTCACAGGATGCGGCGTGGAAAGATGATACAGGGAGCAACTTCTTATACAGTAACAGCAAGACGGCTGGAAAGCTGGGTGTCATGAGCGTAGACAGCATCAAAGGTCTGTATCTGGCCAGCAGTGGATATGTAAGTCCAAACACAAACGGCTGGAATGGAGCTATGAAATCTATTGATGTGGTAGATTCCAATGGAGCAAATGGAGCGACGCACCTCTATTGTTACATGAACAGCTGGTTTGAAACTGGTCTTATGGGGCAGACGGGCTGCCAGGCGATTGCTTTCTGCGATGCGAACGGAAAAATGATCTGCTGCCAGGAGATATACAAAACCGATACGATCGGAAACACAGCGCACATGAATATGTGGGTAGGTGGAAACAACCCGCGTATCGTCAAAACATATACTTTTGAACCTTGCCATCGAAAAGATGCAAACCCATACAGCCAAACGTATGGCGCAAGCGACATGATGAAACATGGAGAGAAAATACGTTTTTTCTGGAAGGGCAGTTATCCGGAATTTACAGTTCCAGAATTAAAAAATGTGAAAGTGGCAACAGTGAAATTGTATTTGGGACAGTGGGGAAGTCGAAATACAGGAAATCAGCTTGTCACCAGAAATTATTTCCGCGGCATCTTCGTGAGAATTGACAATGTAGAAAAATGGCGTGATATTCCGAATAAATTTTCGGTAAATCAGGTTTTGACAGCTGACTGTAGCAATGGAGAGGTCATGTTACAGGGACTTCCGAGACAGGATCTTGGTGCGTTGGGCAACGATTGGGAGAACTTTTGCCTGCAGCCTGGAATGAATCAGATCCAATGCATTGCATCGGACTGGGCAACACAGCCAACATACACAATGAAATACAGGGAGGTGTTTCTATGATTTTATATTTTGCGGACCGACATATGAATGTCCTTGGGCAGGCAAGCACAGAGCTACCGAAGGGATTGTACATTTCTGATGATCTGAAAACAGAAGAGGTGGAAGCAGGTGTTGCTACACTAGAATTTACGCTGAATTACACGGCGAGCACGCGGAATGATGCGAAACAGTATGGTTCTGTTGGCAATTATATTCTTCGGAAGAATGGCGATGAGCAGGAATTTTATACGATCATTACCAGCGAAGAAAATATTTTCAAACAGGAAGTAGAAATCTATGCCGAGGATGCCGGTATGGATCTCCTGAACGAGACAGTTGGCGAATACAAAGCAGACAAGGCATATCCAGCGAGCTACTATGTTGAAAAATTCAGCGACGATTCCGGCTTTGAAATTGGAATCAATGAGGTCAGCAATTATAACCGGAAACTGTCCTGGGAGGGTGAGACCACCGCTTCTGAGCGTATTTTGAGCGTTGCCACGCAGTTTGACGCGGAAGTTTCCTATACTTTTGAAATCGACCGGTTGAAAATCAAGCACAAATATATCAACCTGCATAAGAAGCGCGGCGTAGATCAGGGGCGAGAACTTCGGATCAACCGGGAAGTGAAAAATATCATTGTAAAAAGTTCAGTAGAAGATCTGGCTACGGCACTTTCCGTTACCGGCGGATATCCGGAAGACAGTGAAACGCCGATCAATCTGAAAGGGTATAAGTATGATGACGGCGATATATATCTGTCCGGCAGTACGATTTATTCCCGGAGCGCAGTGGCCAAATGGAGCCGGTATCTTTCCGAAAAAGGAAATGGAACCGGTCATATTGTCCAGACTTACACCTATGATACGTTAAGTCAGTCAGAGTTGTGCAATCGTGCCGTATCAAAGCTGAAAAAGATCTATGATGCAGCCGTATCCTACGAAGTGGAACTGGCGTATCTGCCGGATGGAATCAAGATCGGCGATACAGTGAACATTGTAGATGATGCCGGAGAACTGTATTTGTCTGCAAGAATCATGAAACTGGAGTCCTCCATTTGCAATGATGAGTACACGGCAACGCTGGGCGAATACAAGCTGAAATCGAGTGGAATTTCAGAAAAGATGGAGAGCCTGGCTGCACAGTTTGAAAAACTGGCAAAGAACCGGACGTTTTACACTTGGGTTGTGTTTGCTGATACGGAAACGGGCGGCGGAATATCGCTCAAATCAGCTGGAAAGACATACATGGGTATCGCATACAATCAGACGACAAAACAGCCGGTACTTACAGACCCGAGCATCTATACCTGGGTAAAGGTTGTTGGAGAGCAGGGAATTGCGGGAGAGCCCGGAAAGAATGGTCTGACTAGTTTCTTCCATGTGAGATATGCTGATGTTCCGAACCCGACAGCAAATCAGTTGCGGAAGGATACAGGAAAATATATCGGTACCTACGTGGACTATATATTGGAGGACAGTACAGATCCGACCAAGTACACCTGGCGAAAATTTCAGGGCGATGACGGAGAGGACGGCGCCGATGGAACCCCTGGAGAAAACGGTGCGAATGGTGAAACCAGTTATCTGCATATCGCTTATGCAACAAGCGCGGATGGAAAGACAGGCTTTTCGACAACCAACGCCGTCGATAAAACGTATATAGGCCAATACGTGGATTTTACCAAGGCTGACAGCGCCAATCCGGCGAAGTATCATTGGAGCAAATTTCAGGGGCCGAAAGGAGATAAGGGAGATCCGGGCGAGCAAGGACTGCGCGGCCTGCAGGGTGAAAAAGGTGACCAGGGAATTCAGGGACCCAAAGGCGCTGACGGAAAAGATGGAAAAACGACGTATTTTCACATCAAATATTCTGCGGTTTCGAATCCGACCTCTGCGTCTCAGATGACAGAGACACCGTCAAAATACATTGGAACGTATGTGGATTTTACACAGACGGATTCGGATGATCCGAAGAAGTACAGCTGGCAGCAGCTGGAAGGTTCGCAGGGGCCACAGGGAAAACAGGGAATTTCAGGTACCAATGGAGCAGACGGGAAAACCAGTTATCTGCACATCAAATATAGCAATGACGGTGGGAAGACATTCACCGGGAACAGTGGTGAGGATATTGGCGCTTATATCGGAACATGCGTGGACTATGCAAAAGATGATCCTACAAGTGTCGGAACGTATAAGTGGGCGAAAATCAAAGGCGAGGCTGGAGCCAAAGGTGATAAGGGTGATACGGGTAAGGGGGTTAAATCGACATCTGTTGCATACCAGGTTTCAACTTCCGGAACAACAGTTCCAACTGGCACATGGTCTGGGTCTGTGCCATCTGCATCCGCGGGGCAGTATCTGTGGACACGTACAATCATCACTTACACTGACGACACAACATCCACGATATATAGTGTCGGCCGTATGGGAACCAATGGTGCAAATGGCACCAATGGAAAGAGTATTGGATCAGTAGTCAATTATTACCTGGCAACGGCATCTTCCAGCGGAGTTACAACGGCGACGAGTGGATGGACAACAGCTGTCCAGTCGGTGTCTGCGGCTAAGAAGTATCTTTGGAATTATGAGGTTGTGAAGTATACCGACGGAACCGTGGCGAGTACAACTGCGCCTTGCATCATTGGATCATACGGTGATCGGGGAAGTAAAGGGGATAAAGGTGATACCGGATCAACCGGAAATGGTATTAAGAGTATTACCGAGCATTATGCAGTCTCCGCGTCAAATTCGACTGTTCCTACCTCATGGTCGTCTACGGTTCCGACAATGACAGAGAGCAATAAATATCTCTGGAACTACGAGACAATTACTTATACAAATGGGACAACTGTAGACACAACAAAACGAGTTATCGGTGTATATGGTAACAAAGGTGCTACTGGTGCCACTGGTTCACAGGGATATAGTCTTGTAGCAAATGTAGTCAGAGATGCCTTCACCGAGTCTCAGTGGACGGCATACGGAACTATTAATCACGAAGAAACTTGGTCTAGTACATCTGGTATCCGTAATGGCTGCCGAATCGGGGATATGTTCGCGATCGTTGGAACTGCAACGGACACAAAAAATGCTCATGTTGCTTATTATCGGAGTAATACTGCATCTGGAGATCTGAAAGGTTTGTGTATAAGCCATACAATTATCCCGAGGGGTGCAACAGGAGCTACCGGCAGTAAGGGAGATAAGGGCGATACTGGTGCAAGTGGAAAAGGCGTTAAATCTACTGCAGTAACATATCAGGCAAGTTCGTCTGGAACTACAATCCCTACTGGAGTATGGTCAGCAACTCCTCCGGCGACAAGTGCGGACAAACCATATTTCTGGACTCGTACGATCATCACCTATACGGATAATACAACTTCAACTGCTTACAACGTTGGTAGTACACCGGAAGGAATTGTCGTCGGCGGACGAAATTTATTGGTGGGAACACATAAATCTCCCATAACGTATACCTATCCAACATCGGGATATGCTGATAAATGCTCATGGAAAACAACGGTCTTACTAAATGGAAGTGTATATACATTATCCTTCTGGGCAAAGTCATCTGTCAATGGCGATAAAATACGTGTGCATTTTTATAATCCGTCAAATATTATTTCTGTAGTTGGCAGTCAAGGACAAAGATCAACCGCAGCCGATGGTTTGTGCGACTTCGTTCTTACTACTACAATGACAAAATATTGGGTTACATATACGATACCTAAAGGTGGAAATAGCACGAGAGGTGTTATAATTCCGAGATTAGGTCTAGGCGTTACTGGCACCGGAACACTTACTTTTCAATGGGAAAAATTAGAAGAAGGCAATATGGCCACGGACTGGACACCAGCTCCAGAGGATTATGTATCTTTTGTTGATGTTGAGTATTATCTTTCAACATCGGCAACATCACTTTCTGGTGGATCATGGTCGACGACAGCGCCGACATGGGTTAATGGAAAGTATATGTGGAGCCGTACGGTAACAACGGACGGAGCTGGTAACAGAACGTATTCGCCAAATCAAAATGGAGTTTGCATTGCAGGAGCACAGGGAGCAACCGGAGCCAAAGGTGATAAAGGAGATACTGGAGGGACTGGTGCAACCGGTAAAGGCGTTAAATCTATTGTAGAACAGTATTACAAATCAACGTCAGCAACAGCCATGTCCGGCGGATCGTGGAGCACGACTTATCCTGGGTGGGAGAACAGTAAATATATTTGGACGAGATCGGTGATTACCTATACTGACAACACGACTTCAACGACAACAGCAGTTTGCGTCACGGGAAGTAAAGGAGATAAAGGTGCAACCGGTGCCAAAGGAGATAAAGGGGATAAAGGAGCAACTGGTCCTCAGGGACCACAAGGTCCTCAAGGTGTAAAAGGCGATAAAGGTCCTCAGGGAGATAAAGGTGCAACCGGCGCAACAGGTCCTCAAGGTCCACAGGGCGCTGCAGGTAAGGACGCAAATCAGGTAGTGCATACGGTAAATGGAAACGGTGAGTCAAATCTTTATGTCGAATTTGCTACAATAAAGATCACAGGTTCGTATGCAAATCAACCAACAACATTTAAACTTGGTGGCAGAGGTTTTGAGACAACAGATGTCCAGTTTAGTTTTATCTCTGCAAATAACTCAAATCCTGGATTGGATTTCCTAAGATCTTCAGGCGGATGGTCGTTATGGATTTATAAAAAGACTACTTCAACGTGGGGCCTTATAACAAGATTAAGTGAACCGTATGGGCAGCTGAGAGTATTTAACTATACTCAAGGTTCTGGTCCATATACAGTGACGTGGACATCAACCAAATTAGCTTCTTTACCATCTGGTTCAATTAATGCGAATCCTTTACAAGCAGCAAAAACAGCCACCAACTTTATGCAGTTTACTGATGGGACCGGATTGGAAGTTGGTAATAAAACCAGCGGATCTTGGTCTGGCTATCGGACTAAGATTTCAGCATCAGCATTTGAGATTCTTAACCGGGCAGGAACGACACTCGCATATTATGGTGATAAGTTGATCCAGCTTGGAAAGAACGCAAAAGATGCGGTTATTGAGTTATGTGGCGGTGTCGGTAAGATTTTGGTTGAAACAAAATCCGGCAATGCGGCTCTGTCAATCCAGAGCGAATATGTAGATATTAAAGGTGTCCATGAATCTGTATTGGAGACATCAAGTTCTTCTGGAAGCTGTATAGCCGGAGCTGTTGACGATTCTTTTGTTGTAAATACTTACTCGGATGCCAACAACAAAGCAAACTTCGATATTGGTAACGGTAGCATTATTCTTGAATCAAAGAAGAAAGGTTATCAGGCAGAGGTCGAATTTTATGGCTGTGGCTGGTCTGGAGGAGTGTATACTGGAGCGTTCGCACCGACCAAGGCGTACTCCGAAAAGATTATGTTAGGAGATAGTGGAAGAGTATGGGAGCGTTTGATTGTTAAAAACTCCCCACAGGTCACATCCGATCGCCGCGCCAAAACAAACATATTTCCACTCGGTGAGAGCAAGATCAATAAGACGGATATTCATTCAGAGCTGTTCGATCGCTTAAAACCAGTTCAGTATCGGATGATTGACGGTGATGGGCGCATTTGTTATGGATTCGTCGCACAGGATGTCGTAGAAGCCATGCGAGAACTCGGAATCCGAGAAGACGAGCTGGATCTGGTACACCACGACAGGAAGAACACTGAGGATGGCTATATTGATACCTATAGTATGGTATATACCAATTTGATTGCGATAATAACGCATGAGCTTCAACTCGAAAAGCAAAGAAGATCGAACCTTGAAGTAGAGGTTGCGGATCTAAGAAGTGAACTTGAATCCATGAGAGATAATATCTCTGGAGATACAAATTAATTTTTAGGAGGACAAAAATATGGCAGTATCAGCAACTTACACAAAGGACATTCATTATTCTGGAATCATCACAGTTGATGGCGAGACTGTTGTGTCTATGGACGCCAATATGGATGCAAAACATCCGGATGTTCCAATCATCAATCGCTACATCAACAACGGTAGAAAGTATCGTGCCAATAAAAAGGATATCGATGATGTTGTTGACAAATTCGAGAACGACATCTGGGATGAGTATGATAAGTATACTGCAGATCTGGAAGCAAAGGAATCGGTGGAGTAGCACCGAAGAAAGATTTTGCTAATTTAAAAGAAGGAGAACTAAAAAACATATGGAAACGATTATTTCCGCCTGCATCAGTGCCGCCGTTACACTTGTGGTCTGCCTGATCAGTAACCACAGTCAGCAGGAAAAGACACGGGCACTGATGGAATACAAGCTGGAAGAGCTCACGAAACGGGTCGATAAGCATAATAATGTAGTAGAAAGAACGTATGCTCTGGAACAGGAACTTAAAGTACAAGAAGAGCAGATCAAAGTTGCCAACCACAGAATCAATGACTTAGAGCAGAAAGGATAAAAAATATGGAACAGATTATGAATTATGTAAAACCGGAACTGATCATTGTAGCTATTGTCCTGTACTTCCTGGGCATGGGCCTGAAACAGGCACAGGCTGTAAAGGACAAGTATATTCCTCTGATTCTCGGCGGCGTGAGCATTGTACTGTGTGCTATCTGGGTGCTGGCTACCAGTGAGGTGTGCACCGGTCAGCAGGCGGCGATGGCCGTCTTTACGGCGGTCACGCAGGGAATCCTCGTCGCAGGGCTGAGCAACTATGTGAACCAGATTATTAAACAGACACAGAAACCAGAGTAAGGGCGGCCGAAGACCGTCCTTCTTTTGCGCCGGCGCAAAAGAAACGATACAGGCACGCAAAGATGCGTGTTATTTTTATGCCTTTTTGGGGAGAAAATGCGATGAAAGTAATTGAATATGGGGAGAAGTCCTGTCAGGGTATGCTCCTGACCTCCCCGAAGAAACGGAAGACATGGCGAAAGGCTGTGTCTTATTTTTGTTCGCAGGTAGGGCGAAAAAAATAAAAATACCTCTTGACGGTTACGCGTAACAATGATATATTAAATGTAACGCGTAACGCAAGGAGGTGAGAATAATCGCGGATAATAGCAGAGCCGATTACATGAAAACCAGAAGGGAAAAGCAAAAAACCTTTAGTGTGACTGTTGACAAAGAAAAAATGCTAAAATTTGAAGAAAAATTATTAAAGCAAAAAAAGTCAAAGTCCGAATGGTTGAATGAGAAAATCGACGAAGAATTAAAAAAATAAGAAACACTCACCAACCTACCAAGTCAACTGAGTGTTTCTGCACAGAGGAAATCCCTCTATGAAATATATTATCATAGATAGGGATTTCCTGCAATTAAAAGATTGGAGGAAAATAAACTATGAATGAAATTACGAACAACACAGCAAACCAGACACCTATTGAGATCGCACTGGGAATTGATGAAGAGGGATATACCACAGCCAGAGCATTGTATGAGTTCCTGAGTGGAGAGAAAAGTCATTTTGCGAGATGGGCGAAAAAGAATATCGAAGAAAATGAATATTTTGAGGAAGATGTTGACTGGTGGAGGTTCGCCACCGTGGCGAACGGTAATGAATGCAGGGATTACCGCCTTACTACGGATTTTGCAAAGCACCTTTCGATGGAAAGTCATTCAGCCAAAGGAAAGATTGCGCGCCAGTATTTCCTTAAAGTGGAAGAAAAGTTGAAAGAGACTGTACGCCATGCCGTCCCCATGACGATCCCGGAGCAGATCCAGCTTCTTGCGATGGGCAATGTGGAACTGAACCAGAAAGTAGATACGCTTGATAAGAAAATAGAACGTCTGGAATATGATCTTCCGATTCTTGGCATTGAGATCGACCAGATCACCGCGGCGGTGAAGAAGAAAGGCGTAGAGTGTCTCGGAGGCAAGAACAGCGAGGCCTATTCAGACAGATCCCTCCGAGGAAAGGTTTACAACGATATCTACCGTGAATTAAAACGCCAGTTTGGCGTCACTACATACAAGGCGATCAAGCGAAATCAGTGTGAACATGCGGTAGCCGTAGTCGCTGGGTATCAGCTTCCATACGTGTTGGCGGAGCAGGTAGCATTCAAAAATGCTCAGGCTAATCTGTGGGGAGGTGTCCGGGCATGAATCAGACGACATATGACATCGAAAAAGAACTGAAGATTTCAGCAAATCAGCCAGTCGTATTTTTCAAAGATACACCACTTGGCGATTTATACGAAGCATTTGAGCAGGCTCTGAACCGTAAATGCGATCCTTTTGCGGCATCTGTATTTTACAATCTCGGGAAAGTACATGGAATCCGTGAAGAAAGATCTAAAAGAAAAGAGAAACATATTTAATTAAAGTATAAGAGGGCGTTGGCACTTGGTCATGAATAATGAAGTGTTGACAGGCCCTCTTTTTATACCCATTTTTAAATAATTGCGCCGGCGCAAATCTGCCGGAGAAAGGGAAGTATCATGAGAATTGACAGATCTTTTATCAGCAACCAGAACACATACGAAGAGAACGATCCGCGGTGCATCGTAGTCCACAACACGGACAATTTCCGTGCGGGTGCCGATGCCCGCACACATGCAGAAGCGCAGCATAATGGTGAGCTGTCCAATATGTCTGCCCACTATTACGTTGATGATGGAGAAACAGCATACCAGGCAGCGCCGCACAGCAGAGGATGCTGGCACGTCGGAGTCAACTATGGCGGTGCTAACCTGTTTGGACGCTATGGCAATCGGAGCAGCATCGGCGTGGAAATGTGTGTGCAGAGCGGATATGACTATGAGAAGGCTTTCCGTAATACCGTTGCGGTGGTCAAGGAGATCATGAGAGAAACCGGAATCCCGGCATCCATGGTATATCGGCACTATGATATCTGCAGCAAGCACTGCCCTAGCCAGATTATGGAAAGGGATGACTGGGGTCGCTTCAAGAAGTTGATCAGCGGTGCATCCAACACGCCGAAGCAGCCGGAAAATACGAAATACGAGCCTGGAATCTATAAAGTCAACGATGCAGCGCTCAACATCCGTAAGAGGCCGAACGTTGACAGCGAAATTGTCGGAGTGATCCGGGATAAGGGCAGCTACACGGTGACGGAGATCCAGAATACGAGTTGGGGACGGCTGCTCTCTGGCGCTGGCTGGATTAACTGCCATACTAAGTATTGCACTTATGGCGGCGCAGCTCCGAAAGAGGAGCAGAAACCGACCGCAAAAGCGATCTCAATTGATGGCGTATGGGGTCCGGAGCTTACCCGCCGCCTGCAGGAGATCTTCGGGACCGGCGTGGACGGGAAAATCAGTAACCAGCCCACGACAAACAAGAAATACTGCGTCGGTATCACAGCGGCCGAGTGGAGCAATCATCTGTCCGGCGGATCAGCTCTGATCAAGGCCATCCAGAAATGGTCGGGGGTAACTGCTGACGGATACATCGGACCACAGACCATCCGCGCGATGCAGCGCAAGCTCGGCACACAGGTTGATGGTGTGATCAGCAATCCATCCGCGATGGTTCGCGCCCTGCAGGAGTGGTGTAATCGGCAGTAATCGGCCAACAAAAAAGCCCCGGAGATCCCCGGGGCAAAAATAAAGAATATATGAAGAAACATATTGAAAAAACACTTGGTTTTGCTATAATGACCAAAGAAGATAAGAAAGAAGGAACAGATATGCATATAGTCGGAAGGATAGATCGAAAAATATATGAATGCATAACGGATGACATCACGACTGATGAAGTAATTATTACAGAAGAAAGAATCCAGCATATAGTGGAGAGACATCCGAATGACTATGAACAATATTATGCGTATCTGAAAACAGTTGTTGAAGATCCAGACTATATTATAGAAGCGAATAAACCCAATACAGCTTTAATTTTGAAAGAAATTATTGAATCAGATGAAAGGCAGTTCAAAACGATTCTCAGATTGAAAACATCAAAAGATAATAAGGTTTTTAAGAATTCCATTATTACCTTTATGAAAATAAATGAAAAAGAATGGAGCCGTTTGATTCGAAATAAACGAATTCTTTACAAAAGAGAATAAAAGTGTTATTATTTAAATACCATAAGACAAGAGGCTGTTTGAGGTGGAGGATTTCGTACCCGTCCACACGCCGATGGCTTGACAGGGGAAACCCGAGAGACGCAGGAGAATGGTACGCCTGCCAAACAGCTTCTTGTTTAATGGCAATATAATAGTTAAGTGGAATCCTGTCAGTCAAAAGATTGATAGGATTTTTTTATATGAAAAATCCCGGGAAAACATATTGTATCATCGAAATATTGACAGTTACAGCATATCATCTGGTATTGCATTCCGGTGGACCGGATGGAGAGATGGGCGCATCCATGCGGTATCTCTCTCAGCGTTTCACAGCACCGAACCGAATTGTAGCGGGGGTGTTGAATGATGTTGGTACCGAGGAATTAGCTCATCTCGAAATGGTATCCACGATCGTTCATCAGCTCACCTGCAATCTTTCTCTGGAAGAAATTCAGAATTCCGGTTTTGCTAATTACTATGTAGACCACACAGCCGGAATCTGGCCGCAGGCGGCTGGCGGAGTTCCGTTTAATTCCTGCGAATTTCAGTCGAAAGGCGATCCGTTAACAGATCTGTTCGAAGATCTCGCTGCAGAACAGAAAGCCCGGTCAACGTACGACAACATCCTTCGCTTGGTAAAAGATCCGGAGGTAGCTGATCCGATTCGTTTCCTGCGGGCGCGTGAAGTTGTGCATTTCCAGCGTTTTGGTGAAGCACTGCGTTCTGTACAGGACGAATTGAATTCGAAGAACTTTTATGCGTTTAATCCGTCGTTTGATGCAAAGACTTTCTGTGCGGCACCGCAGCCAGGGGCAGGTCAGGGGAATTGCTGCACAA